CCTTCGGGTTGTTGGACGAGATAACGTCCCCAACGATCCTTCGGTGCTTCTTCTTGAATGAAGTCTTCTGTACTCATTTCGCAGGCTCCTTAGTGCTTGGGAATTATTAGGATTGTGACTGTAGCACTTGTTATGTGTGCCGATGGGGATACTCACCTGGGGGTGTTGTGGGGTTGTTTGGTTGGTCTAATTCGAGCAGCAATTCAGCCCACTTCTGAGCCGGCATGACCGCATACCAATCAGCAGGATCGCTTGATCCACGCCGTTTGACGATCACTGCACCAGCCCAAGCCTTAGCGTTCTTCATCTCCACCTCCAGCTCACGCAGATAACCAGGCAGATCAATTCGCTTCTCATTCTTGACCTCGATGCAGACCCCTGGGATGCCGTCGATGTCGCCTCGATCATCTGTCCAACCGGCACGTGAGCGTTCAGCACCAGTCCAGCCGAGACGGTTGAGCCACTTCGCCACCGCCAACTCTGCTGCTGAACCTTTGCGCTTCTGAGGTGATGTCATGATGTCAAAACTCTAATGTTCTTCCTCAGCGCACGTCGTATGCGTTCACGCTCGTTGGTTGAAGTCCCAGCCCAGATGCCTTGGTCATCGTTCTTCATCGCGAACGCTAAACATTCGCGTCGTACAGGGCAGGTGCCACAAATAACTTTTGCTGCACGAACATAGATGCTGTTCCCTTCGTTGAAGAACAGATCGGTTTGACCTTTGCATTTTGCTTGAATCATCCATTCGGGTTGTGTTGGTCTGAAGACATGTGCGCCTTCAGACCAACTTTCAACAACGTGTGCTTCAGTCATGTTTGTGTGTTGGATGATTGAGTCGAGCCTTGGCAACACGCTTCAAAGTTTTGATCGCACGTTTGTTTGCGCGATGTTCTTTGCTGATCAGTAAGTGAACACAGATCAGAGCAACAAAATTGATGATGCCCCAGTTGATCCACGCCAAGTTTGATATTGGTTGTTGCGGTGCGAAGTCATCACCACTGGTTGGAAGCAAGAAAAATATCCATCCAATCATTGTGAATGCGATGATCCAGCCTGCCTTGTTTCTGTCTGTCATTGGTTCCATTTGTTTGCCCTCCTATGGGTTGTCTTCGACATTAGGGCATTGATGGTGCAAGGTGGTGGATGGTCACCAACCGCCAGGTGGGGGAGTCCAAGGAGCCCAGCCTGCGATCTTGTACAACACCAATCCAGCCTTCAGATTGGTTAGAGCATCCAGCAATGGTTCTTGGGTGCAGGCGATCTTGGCTAGGCAGACCGCAGCCCATTTGTTCCTGCTGACGTTGTAGTTCACCCCGTTGATCTGAAGCAGACCTGAATCGGACGCATGGTTGGAGCCGTCGTGACCGATGACTTCGCAGTTCTTGTTCACGATGTCTCCCCCACGTCGATAGGGACACGCCCCGCTTTCGCGCATGATTACAGCCGATAGTTTCTTCCAGGTGCGGGGTGGCCAACCTGCTTGCTTTGCGAGCTGTGGCAACCAACTGATGTCACCGTGCCGGAACTTGATGGTCGGCTGGGATTCTTTGGGTATCACTTCCATTCGGGTTGTGGAAGGGCTGTGGGTGGGTTTTGGGGCTTGGGCTGCGTGTGCAGTTCCGATCCCGATGATAAGGGTGAGTGTGGTGACAATGGTTGCTGTGATGCGTCTCATGTCTTGTCCGATCTTCGCAGGTTGATGGGTATATAACCCACACCCAAGGAGGAAGGTGTGGGGGCTGTTCAGCGACCAATCGGGTGCGAACGAGCCAAGACCTACCCTAGTTGATCGGGGGTGCAGATTGCTATTTTGCGCACCATTGCGCATGGAATATGGAGAACATGGTCGATGTCGTCTTCCATTGTGCGTGACTGGTAGATGGTGATGTGTTCAGGTTTGCCACCATCGACGGTGGCCAACAGGAACCCACACGTATAGACAAGCATCTCATCCTTGTCGAGTGAATCAATCGGTGTCCACGTTGCGACACCTGAATGGGCATCAGCCCAAGTCACCAACACCATTGGCCTACTCATCACTTACCTCCAGCAAAGTAATCAACACCACGCCATCTTGCCCAACCGTTACTGATCGCAATCTGCTCGTACACAAACTTGCCGTCACCAGGTTCATAGTCAACGACTGCGATACCTGTCTGCCAATCCTCAGACCTGTACAACGGTTTGCCATCAGTGTCCGTTGCCCCTTTGGTGCTTGGCACAGCTCCATCGGTTCGGGCTAAGCAACCTGGTGATGCAGCCATGATTGTTTGCGCACCATCGTGATAATCCCTAGTTCGTTCAGCCCATTCACGCCGGTGAACATGACCGAAGATGACTGACACCTTCTCGGATGACAGATACTTGTGCGCTGTTGACCCACCAGATGCCACCTTGTCGCCATGAATGACCTTCAGATTGTTGTTGATCCAATGCGCACCCGTTGGGTATCCAGGCAGATACTCCACCTCAAACTCATCAAGACGGCACAGATACGGCACCGACATCACAGGCCACTCACTCGGGATGTTGCCACGTCGAAGCCCGAACGCAGCTGTGGCTGAGTCAAGAATGAAGTTGCCGAGCCGTTCTTCATGGTTGCCTGCGATCCATGTGATGGTGGCTTGGGGTGCGATCTTGCGTAACTGTGCGCACAGTTCTGTGGCACGATCTATTGCAGCTTGGGTGGTTCGGGCGAATGCTGGGGTGTACCGATATTTGCCGAACTCACACAGGTCAAGGTTGTCGCCAACCAGCACGATCTGGGCAGGCTTGGATGCTTTGATGATGTGCATCGCAACCTCGATGGCTTGCTCATCGTGGATTGGTTCTAGGTTCCCTCCGTGTTGATGGAAGTAGCCGAGTTGCATGTCAGGCAGAATCACTGCCGTCTGGTATTCACCGTGTCGGATTGGTTTGGGGTTGAGGGTGGGGACTGTGTACCGTTTGCCTTGTTGTATGACAGGCCATGCTGGTGCGCCTGCTTCTCGTAAGTCGTCAGCGAGTGACATTGTTGTCTCGATGTCGGGTGATTACCGATGGAGACATTTTGAATCCACGCTTCTTCAGGGCATGCACAATTTGCATGGGTCTGATGGTGGGGTCGAGCATCGCGTCACGTAGGTCTTTGCCATCTTCGGCAGAGAGTTGAGCAACTATCTCATCGAGCTTTGAGGTTCCTCTTAGGCTTTGCGCCTTTATCTCCTGCAATAGTTTCGCCATTGGTGATCCCCTTGAGATGCCAGTCGATGTGTGAATCCAACTTAGTACCAATGTTGCTCACATTTCCACTAAGCACCTCTAGAGCATCCACGACCTTTGCGTGGTCTTCCGTATTTTCGTTACGCATAATCAACATCAATGTCGTCATAGCACCGCCAACAGCCGTGATCAACGCTGCGAGAACGATACCCCAATCCATTATGCAACCGGCTTATGATTGGCTGCCTCGTAATCGAGTACGGCTTGGTTCGGGGTTGAGTCTGTCCAGCGTAGATGCCAAGGCTCAGCACCAGGCATGTCAACAACTTCATGGGAGAAGCCGAAGCGTTGTTCGTTCTCTAATAGCCAAGCAAGTACCTTGCCGGAGGCGTTGGCGACATCGACGGCGATACCAAGCATGTGACGTGAACACTTTGCAGGATCATCAACAGGGCTGGCAAGCACAGCCATACCCTTCTTCAGATACCACTTCTTGCCCTCATAGGTTCGAGTCTGTGCGCCTTCAATCGGCTCCACTTGGAACCTTTGCAGGAACCCAGCCTTCTGCGTAGCAATACTTCGATAAGTATCACCAGGCGAAGTCGGCTTCAAATTGATCCCAGCCTCAGCCTTTGCAGCATGCTTCATTGCTTCCCAAGCCCGAGCTGCACAATGATGCAACTGCCCACCACCACTGATGGGTCGCAGCATCGTGAGCGATACCTCAGAAGGCTTCTTGCCTTTTAGATGTTCGCACCACTTGATTGGGACTACAGGCCAAGGCATCTTGGTCATGAGTTACTTCTTCTTCGCGCCGAATGCGTCGTTGATTTCATCCATTGTCAGGTTGCCATCAAGCGATGCTTGAGCCAACTTCTGCACAACGGTTGCACAAGCTGCGAAACCAGCCAACACAGCCGACTTCCAAATCTCAAGTTCCGGTGCAATCACAGCCGAACCACCAACGATGGCAAGAGCTGACGACAGGAACACAGCAACGATACGACCTGCGACATCTTGTAACTTCTTCATCACTTATCTTCTTTCTTGTTGAGTGCGCCGATCAAGTGCAGAACTAATGCCCCAACAGTGAGCCAGATCACGACCCGTTGGATAGCCCCAGACAACGTGAGAATGGTGGTGACAGAAGCAGCGATTGTCCACAGCAACGCATGGAACTCACCCCACAACTTCATCATCGATTCCTTCGGATTGGTGCAGGGGCTGACACCAAGAATACAGCACCCAAGGCAATCAATGCACGACGAGTTTTGATAGGCACAGTCTGATTCAACATCACATAGTTATCAGCGAAACCTTGGAAGACATTCAACACAGACTCGAACGCTTGACGCACTTCGGTTGGTGCGCTGGCAATAGCTTCAACAAACTGCGCAGCCTGCTCGGTGGTCAACTCCTCGACTGCGACCTGCTCAAATACTTGCTCGGCTTCATCATTGGTCAACACTTCAAGCACTGCTGGTTCGGATGCGATGGAGACGGCTTGGTCTGGGCTGAGGTCGAAGGCGAGCAGCTCGGTGATGATGGCTTGAACTTGGGCTGGGGTTGCCTGCTCTATGTCGGCTAGGGCTTCGACTACGGCTTCATCGCTGATGGGTGGCAATGGTGCGTCAGGTTCAGGTGCGCTCGTCTCAGGGGCTTGTGGTGGCTCTGGGAGGGTGGTTTGGGGTGGGGGCAGGGTCGTTGTTGTACTGGTTGTGGTTGGGGGCAGGGTCGTTGTTGGAGGTGTCGTAGTGGTCGATGGGTTTGTAGCAGGAACAGTTGTTGGTGCGACAGTCGTAGAAGTTGTTGTGGTACTGGTAGTCCATGTTGTAGTTGTCTCCGGCAGCGTGGTATCTGGAATGGTGGTTTCAGGAATGGTGGTGGTTTCAGGCACCGTTGTTTCAGGGATGGTGGTAGTCGTAGTGGTGGTAGTTGTTTCAGGGATAGTTGTAGTCGTAGTGGTTGTAGTCGTAGTTGTAGTTGTGGTTGTGATGGGTGCAACGAGCGTTGTGGTGAACGCTTCATCGGGAACGATTGACCAGCCTTGACCGTCAATGTTCCAGGCAAGCATCACGCACGTTCCCCCACCGTTCTCGTACATCCAAAGATCGAGTGGCTGACTGCCTGCAACAATGTCTATCTGCCCTGACTCCATCCACGTGCAACCCTGATCACCCCAGTTGCCCCACTCATTGCCACCAATACTGATGGTGCCACCGTCATCAGAAGCCAACCAAAACTCAATCGTCTGATGCTCAGGGATCGTGATGAACCCTGTCATGTGAACCATGAACAGATCGTTTGTGCAATCCAGATACGGCTCACCGTCATAGCTTCGATTGATGTTGTTCTCTAATTCAGAACCACAAACTGGGTACACACTGTCAGACTTGACAGGAGGAACATCGTCAATCGTGAAGTAGGTGGTGTTCAGACCTGGTTGATCGTCAGCTGATACCGGTGAAACAAACGACCAAACTGTAGCCAGCAACGCTGGCGCAACAATCAACCAACGAGAACTACGCACATCAAACTAGCCAACAATAGGATTAGGCGTTTCATCTGGCTGTACTTCTGGTAGTTTTGCTATTTCTTCGGTTGTCAATTCGCGAGTAATTGTTTCGCCTGTGATTGCATCGTGGAAAGTTCCTAGTGGTTTTGCGTTTTTCATTGGTTATGCATTCCTTACGCCATAGACAGTTACGGTTCCGCCTGTAAGAGTTCCAGCGACACTTAAAGTAAATCCTGTGTTTTGGAATGCAGCTGCGTCAATAACACGAACTGTGCCGCCGCGAGATGATCCACCGCCAGCAACGTAATCGCTTTGCGCTGTTGTCCAGTTGTTGACTTGGGGGCCACCAACCATGATTGACATCATGTTGACTATTGTATCAACATAGCCGACAACTGCTTTTCCTGTTGCTACTGCAAAGTTTTCACCTGTCAAAGTTGCGCTGTTGAACGCTTGGTAATAACCAAACGAATAGTAACTTGCCCCCGTTGAAGCATTAAAAGCAAGTTGTATTACCTGACTAGTGGAAGATGTTGTTTTCAGAATCTTTATTACGTAGTCGGTGTATGTACTTGTAAAGCAACTAGCGACTGACACAGAACTGACTCCCGTGCCGATTGTTGCGCTGGTAATGTAATTTAAACCGATGTTGGTTTGCAAGGTTGTCATTTGTGCTGCTGTAAGCACTTGACCAGTGGTAAAAGTTTGTTCAGCCATAATGCTCCTATTGTAGTCCGTAATCAGGGTTATCGAGGTTTGATGTATCCAACACAAAGGCTAACCGAATCTGACCCAACCCAACCGTCACATCATGCCGTGAAGGGTTGATGCTGTGCCGAATAGATTCGACAACCACATTCTGTGAAACCGTAGAAGGCGAACCAACATTGAAAGTCTTAGACACCGAAACCAAATCGCCAATCTCCAACCCAGCCACAACCTCCTGCTGTGCAGCCGTCAACGCATTCAACAACACAGTGAACCCCGAAAACTTTACTGTCGGCATCTCAAACCTAGACAACAAAAAATCTGCCAACGCAGACCCAGCAGCATCATTAACCAACGGCACACCAGTCAACGACAAAGTTTTGATCCCATACTCACCCTGAGACGCAGTACCAGAAGCAACACTCGAAGCCGTACCACCATCAATCTGCACAGCCACACGATTCAACACCGTCTCAGCCCCAAAGTCATTAGACAAAGACTGAATCGGCAACCCAGCCGTACCACCAAAGTTCGCAACAGCCGAACCAGAAGCAGCACCAACCCGAGCATCAAAATTAACCAAACCAGAACGACCAACAAACAAACGCCCACCCTCAGCCACAGCCACATCATTCAACGCCTGCAACACATTCGTCGCATCGTCATACGCAACCGTTCCACACGTGGCAACCCCTGTCTCGATGCTTCGCAGAGCTGTTGAGAATGCCACCTCTGGACGATCCAAGATTGCTGACACACGGGCAGAGGTCAACTGTGATGAAGGGTTGAATCCTGTTAGCACGGTTTGACCGAGTTGGCCGAGCGCATCGGTAGCAACAATCGTTGCTGTTGACAGGTTCGGATCGGCGTAGTCAATGTTCAAGTCGTACACGAACCCTGTGAACATGGCTTGTGTTCCGGCAGTTCCTCCGTACACCTCGAACTTGCGACGTGGTGCGATGCCCACAGTCCCACCCGAATACCATGCCGATTCTGTGTTCAACGGATCAAAGTATCTGTCGGCTGCACGATCATCAGCAACAATCGTGCAACTCGATGACGGGAACAAATCAAGTTGTGAAGCACGGCCACGATTGATATTGATGTTCGTCACATACTCGGTGATGTCCACAAAGTCTGTGCCACCATCCAAGACAGCAAACCCATCCAATTCAGAAGTATCAAGAATGAACTCGTTGGCAACAAAACCAACATCCAACAACACCTTGTACGTTGAACCCCACTTCGTTGCCTTAGCCATTACTTAAGCCCAAATCCACCACCACCGAAATTGACTCCACCATTGAGACGTGAGTAATCAGTCAACAAGTCAACAATCTCTTGGCTGAGAGTAGCTGGGCTGCTAATCAAACCAGCGTTCACATTCACAACCATGCCACCACCTTCCTCAGGACGCTTGAACCCAGTCGAGTTACCGGTCACCGTCGCAGGGATCGTTGCAGCAGAACCAGCCATAGGATTCTTTGCTGTGATCTTTGGATACTTAGTGACAATACGTGCAACCTCAATTTGCATATCCTTATATTTTTCTAACGCCTCAGTCTCACGATCAATCGCATCAGCCACAGCGTCAGTGGCCTCAGCCTGCTTGTCCTTGGCATCCTTCAACTGTTCAGTCAAAGTTTTGTAAGTCTCTGAGTCTGTCAACGCACCACTAACCTTCTCGTTCAACAAACCCTGTGCCGTTCTCAAACCATCAGTAGCCTCAGCCTGCTGATCAGTAGCATCAGCACTCGACAACTTCGCCTCAGCCAAATCAATCTCAGCCTCACGAATCATCTGAGGAGTTGACTCAGGATCAGCACGAACCTTCTTCAACGCAGCCTCAGCATCAGCCACAGCAAATATCGACTGCTCCACGTTGTAGCCAGCACGTTCCAAACCACGATTCGCCAACTCCAAATCCTTCGCAGCCTTCCTAGCTTCAGGCGAATCAGCACCGAACCCAGACACCGCCTTGTCCAACGCAGCCTGAGCATCAGCCACACCTTGGTTCGCATCCGTCAACGACTGCCCGGCCTTCACCGAAGCCTTCTGTGCAGAAGTGAAAGACTTCTGTGCAGAGTTACTTGACTTCAACGCATCCGTATATTCTTTCAACTTCTCTGTAGCATCCTTGACAGCCTTAGCCACACCACCGCCACCGCCACCCCCGCCACCCCCACCACCATTGAACGCACCATTCAAGTGCTTAACGCGAGCTGCAAATTGTTCAGATTGTTTTGAAGTGGCTGTGGTTTGTTCTTCTTGTGCTTTTAGCTCCTTATTTAAATCAGCAATGTGCATTTGCGATGCTTGTATTTGTAAATCAGTCATCACCAAAGTGTCTGATATATCCCTTTGTGCTTGTTTGAAACCTGGTACAAGTTGAATGAACCCAAAAGACAAAGTTACTAAGGCGTTGCCAGCCTTCTGTGCCATAGCGTTATATTCATGGACAATCGATGCAGCCCACATCTTTACATACGCACCGAACACTCCCATCTCACCCAAAGCAAGATGCAACGCAGGGACAAGACCTTTCTCGCCAATGTTGTCAACGAATGTCCTGATACCAGGAACGACGCTGTCATTGAGAAATCGTACGAACCGTTCAAAGTGTGGCAACAAGATCAATCCAACTTCAGTTGACACATCATTCAGACTGTTTTTCAGTGCCTGTAATTGACCCTCTGGAGTGTTGCGGAGAGTTTCATTGAAGTCCTTGTAAGTGGAATCCAACACGCTCACAAGTGCGGCAGACCGTTCGCTCTCTGTACCAGACTTGATTGTCTCCTTTGTTGCGGCATCAAGAACAAAACCTGTTTTAGTCAATGAAGCAAAGTTGCCTTGCAGAGCTTGAGCAAGACCATTAGTTGAAGATTTAAAGTCATCTGCTGAAGCAGCAGCACCCTTCTCAGCCGTGACATAGTTAAGGATCGCAGGAGTGAGAGTCTTGATAGTTTCAACAGACAGATCAAAGGTTGCTAGTTGTGATTGAACTATTGATGTAGTTCCAGCCGAAACAACACCAAGACCCTGCAAGGCTTCTGCCTGTTTGTTAAGGGAATCAATTTGTTCGTCGCTTGCACCGGTAGTGGTTTTTAAGATTTGTCGAAGCCTGTTTTGTTCGGCTGCTGCACCAGAAGCAGCTCCAATCGATTTGTATAACAATGCACCAACGGCACCAAAGGCTGCGGTGCCTGCAATCGCCACTGTCTTGAATGATGGCAACAGACTTGACACCTGGGTCTTCAACCCACCCATACCATCGTTGACTTGCTTGATCCCCTTCTTGTACTGATCTGCGTCAGCGAGGAACCGAACTACGAATGTGCGAACGCCAGCCATACGGCAATTCTAGATGACATCCTCACAGGCCGAGCGCAAGGCACGGAAGTCATCCAACACAGCCGACCACAATGCCTTACCTTCAAGACCGTCGTACTTCGTTAACACTTTGCCTGCATCCCACCAAGCATCATTCATCTCAACACCAACAGTGCGCTTGCGTCGAGGCTGAGCAGACTGACGTGGTGACGCTGGTGTTGGGTTGCGTGCAGGTTCGTATTGGAAGTCGGTGTCAATGAACTTGCCTGATTGTTCGTGGAACTCGAACGGCTGATCTGGTGCATGTTGTGGAAGGTAGAAGATACGCGCAGCGTCTTTGGTTGCAGGGTCACCAACAAGGTTGAGTCGTTCATGCAACTCAGCCCACACAGCACGCCACAGCCCTGCCGGTACACGCTCAGCAAGTGGCAGAACTAAGTGGTAGTGAGGGTCGTCTAGTCGATGCGAATACGTGGAGTAGGCAAGGTACTCAAACCCATCCAGGTTGGCATTGGCGAATGATTCACCGTCCATGTCAACGACCAACGCTTCAATGAACCTGATCGCAGTATTACCGCGAGTCCTACCTGGGTAGTACTCAACAGGTGACCACAACGCACCATCAGATTTGTGTGCGTTCTCCTCATGGTGCATCAAGCGTTCCTTGAGGTCATCCCAAT